CGGTGCCTCCTTTGGCCGTGGGGCGCCCTCGCGGGCGCCGCACTGGGCGCCGCCTCGAGTATTGGCGGCAGCCTTCTATCCTCGGGCGGCGCGGCCGCCACGAATGCGCAGAATCTCGAATTTCAACGAATGGCTAATGCGCAAATGCTCGCCGCCCAGGGCGCTCAACACGAGCAAAACACGGCCTTCATGGAAGACGCTCAAGCCTTCTCTGCGGAGCAGGCGAACATCGCTAACCAGTTCAACTCTGCAGAGGCGGAAAAAGCCCGCCTCTTCTCCTCGAATCAAGCCGATAAGTTCTTCAACCTGTCGAACCAGTACAATCAATACATGTCGAACACGGCCTATCAGCGTGCCACTGCCGACATGAAAGCCGCAGGTCTAAATCCTATTCTCGCTTATCAACAGGGCGGGGCTTCAACGCCGATGACCGGCGCACCCTCGACCGCGGCGCCAGCCGCCTCTGGCACTGCCGGCTCGTCCGGCAGTGCCTCTGCCGCTGGCCCACCGCACCTCGGCGCCGCCAACATCCTCAACGACAAAGAGGCCATTGGCCGAGCGCTCGGCGGCGCTATGCAGTCCGCCGTTCAAATCGCTAAAGGCGTCGAGGAGCTCGCCCAAATCAAAGAAGGCGTCAAACTCACGGAGGAAAAGCAACAGACCGAACGCAACATTCAACGAAACCTGCACGTCGACTCCGCTAAGAAGGTCGAGGAGACCTTCAAAACCAATGCCGAGATCGACAACGTCAAAGCCCAGAAGGCTCTCATTAACGCTCAAAGCTCAACTGCCTCGCAGGAATCCGGCAACATGAGCAAATATGGCAAACGCGAAGCGCCCGATACCATCGAGCGCCTGCTACGCATGCTCCAGGGCAAGATGGAGCAAGACGGCTCTGCTATCCGTATCGAACCCAAGGAGTGGAAATAATGGCCAAAGCTAAGCACGCTCTCTATCGCCCTCACGCTCGGGTCACCGAGGACGGCGAGATCGTCAATCACATTACCGGCGAGGTCTCTCGCCCGCCTTCCATGACCAAACAGGAGTTCGCCAAGGAATGCGACATCAACAACATCATCAAGGCGTTCTCCATCACCGGGCAGTTCAATCACATCTCTGCTAAAGCAGCGTCGGGCGCCTTCATCGATCTTCCCGACAAAATCGATCTCCAGACCAGCCTCTCCATCATCGAAGAGGCTAACGCTGCCTTCGGCTCTCTCCCCGCCCATGTCCGTGATCGCTTCCACAACGATCCGGCCAACTTCCTTGAGTTCTCTTACAAGCTGGAAAACCTCCCTGAAATGCGCAAAATGGGCCTCGCCCCAGAAGCGCCCCCCGAGCCTCCCAAGGCTCCCGAGCCCGCGTCACCGCCCTCGAAACCCGACGCGTAACGGGGCGCTTCGGAGGGGGTGTAGGGGAACCGGCTTCGGTTCCCCACTCTTGCGGCCCACAGGGCCGCGCAGGGCCCGACTAGGGCCCGGTAGCCAAAAACACTCGGCCCGCCTCTGGCGGGCTTCTTTTTGGCCTTGGCGAGCCTCTTAAGGCCGCCGAATCAGTCCCCGCTTTGGGGACGTTGTGCATAGTTCTCTCTTGTCGTACTATGCACTGACTGACACCGATCAGTCCTACCAAGGAGCATTCAATGCGACGCCACAAAATGGGCAACGCCCAATCAAAGAAACTCTTTACCCGCACGGCCAAAAACGTGCATGGGAAGAACTCCAGCCCCCCGCCGATGCGCGGCGGAATCCGTCTGTGATCTACAGCCCCTGCCCCGGGGCGATCTGGACGGCTCTGTATGGGCTGTGACTTCCCCTTAAAAGCGTACCGGACGGAGGAAATTCTTCCGTCCGGCAAACGCGCTCTGACCTTCAATCCGATGAAGGCAGTCAACTCAACCAGCCCTATGGAGATACCCTGCAACAACTGCATGGGCTGTAAACTAGAACGGTCCCGCCAATGGGCCGTTCGCATGCTCCACGAATCCAAGTCGTGGGAGCAAAATTGCTTCCTCACTCTGACCTATGACAACCAGCACGTTCCAACCAACTACGGGCTGGACCTCCGTCACTGGCAACTCTTTATGAAACGTCTCCGGAAATCACTTCCGCAACCCATCCGCTTCTACGCGTGTGGGGAATATGGCGACCTTCATGGCCGCCCTCACTATCACGCTATAATCTTCAACCATCAATTCTCAGACCTCCAACCATACAAAAACATCAACAACAAACCTCACTTCACTTCTCAAAGTCTTACCAATCTCTGGCAACTAGGCATGGCAACCACTGCCGACTTCTCTTACCAATCAGCGGCCTATGTCGCCCGCTACGTCACCAAAAAAATCAACAACTCAGACGTTTACGGTGCTAACCGCTATTACCGTCTCTCTCCCATTGACGGCCAATACCACCAGGTCAAACCTGAATTCGCTGTAATGTCCCGACGGCCGGGTATCGGCCACCACTATGTCGAGGACTTCAAAAGCGACTTCTACCCTTCGGGCTTCCTCGTCGTTAACGGCGTCAAGCAAGCCCCACCCCGCTACTACGTCTCGAAACTACCAGAGGAGGAGCAAACCCAACTTAAACGCGCCGCTAGGCGCAAATCTCTAATCTATAAGCCCCATACGACGACTGAACGTCGGTGGGCTCGGGCTCTCGTCCGAGATGCCCGTATCAAAAACCTTAAAAGGGACTTCGAATCATGATGCTGAACGCATACTCGATCTACGATCGCAAGGCGCTGCAATACCACCCGCCCTTCTTCGCCTCGGCCGACGGCGCTGCCGTCCGCTCCCTGCAGGACCTCGCCAATGACGCGACAACAACTATCGGCCGCCATCCTGGCGATTATGTCCTCTACCGCATCGGCGCCTATGACGACTCCAGCGGCGCAATGCATCCCGTCACCGCTCTCGAACATATCTGCGATGCCTTGGCCCTCGTTCGCATCCAACCGGAGCTGTTCGCCAATGCGACCGACCAGCTCGGCGACGTCGCGCGCGAATATCACCGCGTCTCCAACGGAAAGGACGCCTAAATGCGCTCGGTAATGCAACACTCCTTCAGCCAAGTCCCCAAGGCTGAAATCCCCCGCTCCAGCTTCGACCGCTCGTGCGGCTACAAAACCACCATCAACTCCGGCTACCTCTATCCCATCTTCTTCGATGATGTGCTGCCCGGAGATACCTTCACGCTCAACATGTCGGTCTTCGCCCGACTCGCGACACCGCTTCACCCGTTCATGGACAATGTGTTTCTCAACACCTTCTTCTTCTTCGTCCCCTATCGCTTGCTGTGGGACAACTTCGCGAAGTTCATGGGCGAACAAACCAACCCCGGCGACTCGACGGACTATCTCATCCCGAAAATCGACGTACCGGTCGGCGGCTACGGCGAGCTTTCAATCTTCGACTACTTCGCCCTGCCGACTAAGGTCGGCGGCTTCTCCCATAGCGCGCTTCCGCTGCGCGCCTACAATCTGATCTGGAACGAATGGTTCCGCGATCAAAACCTCCAGACCTCGGCTCTCGTCTCTAAGAACGATGGCCCCGACGGCTATAACGCCTATCAGCTTCTCCGCCGTGGCAAGCGCCACGACTACTTCACTTCGGCCCTGCCTTGGCCCCAGAAAGGCCCCGGCGTCGATATCCCGCTGGGTACTTCGGCCCCGATCCGCGCCGCTAGCACTGTCGCTCCCGCCCAGGAGGTCGGCGTCTTCTGGGGCGCTGCTGGCACCCCGCCGACCCTCGCCAATACCCGGAACCTCAATAGCTCGGCCACGACGCTCACGCTCGGGCCCGCAACTCTGTCGACCCTCGACAAGGCTCTCTTCGCCGATCTCTCGCAGGCGACGGCAGCCACGATCAACCAACTCCGCCAAGCCTTCCAAATCCAAAAAATGTACGAGCGCGACGCGCGAGGCGGAACCCGCTATACCGAGATCATTCGCGCTCACTTCAACGTGGTCTCACCCGATGCACGACTTCAGCGACCGGAATACCTCGGCGGCGGGCAATCGCCCCTTAACCTGCATCAGGTGCCGCAAACCTCGAGCAACGACGCTGAGCCAACTCCGCAGGGCAACCTTGCTGCCTACGGCACATCTGTCTTCTCTGGACACGGCTTTTCAAAGTCATTCACCGAACACGGCGTGGTCCTTGGGCTGGTGTCGGTGCGGGCGGATCTGAACTACCAGCAGGGCCTGAACCGCATGTGGTCCAAGCGGACCAAAATGGAACTCTACTGGCCCGTTCTCTCTCACATCGGAGAACAGACCGTCCTCAACAAGGAAATCTACACCCAGGGTACGGCCGCTGATGAGGCCGTCTTCGGCTATCAGGAACGCTATGCCGAATATCGCTACAAGCCCTCGATGATAACGGGCCTTATGCGATCCAATGCCGCGCAGTCCCTCGACACATGGCACCTCGCTCAGGACTTCTCTGCGCTTCCGGCCCTTAACGCGGCGTTCATCGAGGACCGGCCACCCATCGAACGCGTCATCGCGGTTCCTTCGGAGCCGCAATTCATCCTCGATAGCTATCAGAAACTTCGCTGCGCCCGGCCCATGCCCACCTACGGCGTGCCCGGCCTGATCGATCACTTCTAATGGCCGAACCTATCAACGCTGGCGGTGTCGCCAGTTCCACTGCATCCGGCGCTGGCGCCGGTGCCTCCTTTGGCCCGTGGGGCGCCCTCGCGGGCGCCGCACTGGGCGCCGCCTCGAGTATTGGCGGCAGCCTTCTATCCTCGGGCGGCGCGGCCGCCACGAATGCGCAGAATCTCGAATTTCAACGAATGGCTAATGCGCAAATGCTCGCCGCCCAGGGCGCTCAACACGAGCAAAACACGGCCTTCATGGAAGACGCTCAAGCCTTCTCTGCGGAGCAGGCGAACATCGCTAACCAGTTCAACTCTGCAGAGGCGGAAAAAGCCCGCCTCTTCTCCTCGAATCAAGCCGATAAGTTCTTCAACCTGTCGAACCAGTACAATCAATACATGTCGAACACGGCCTATCAGCGTGCCACTGCCGACATGAAAGCCGCAGGTCTAAATCCTATTCTCGCTTATCAACAGGGCGGGGAGAGAGCCGAAGGCAGCGTTAGCCTCTTCGATGATGGAGAGGCTGGTCTGGAGATCGATTTT